GTTTTATTTTTAACATTATTTATTGCTTTAGATATTGCAAAATTAAACTAATTAGTTTTACTTTGCAATGTCGAATTAAACGAAGTAGTATAATTTAAAACATATAAGAGTATGAGTACAAAATTTAAAAGTCAGATGAAAGAAGTGATGCAAATGGCATGGTCTTTTGTTCGCAAGAACGGTTATTCAATGAGTGAAGCGTTAAAATGCGCATGGGCTAATTTGAAGCTGAAAGCAGCTTTAAAAGTGAAGATAGTAGAGTTTTACTTCAAAAAGACTGACGGCACGTTACGTCAAGCCTTTGGCACTCTCAAAGAGAATCTTATCGGTGAGGTGAAAGGTACAGGCAGAAAACTGAATGATAATTTGCAGGTGTACTTTGACACTGAAAAAGAAGAATGGCGTTGTTTCAAGAAATGCAACCTTGTTAAAATCGCATAATAACAGTGGTAAACGAAATTAAGTATAAACACATAAATATAACGAATATGAAAACAGAAGAATTAGTAATTGACATGAATAACCTTTATGTACAAGGATTAATCAAAGTGATAAACGACTTTATGCTTGAAGAGGCAAGCGGTTGTATTTTTACAGAAGACCGTTTGAAAAGCAATATTGAGAAGCTGAAAGACGTATTTCCAGAAGAACGCAAACGGACGGTAATAGCAGGGCGTGCACCAATGTTCTCGTCACCGACTTCGGGTTTGTATAAGCTAATATTTAAAAACTAAACATACACGATTATACAAAGGCAACCTTAGCACGACCTTTGAAGGCTGCCTTTATTATTCACTCTTAAATGAAATAATTATGGATGAAATTTGGAAAGACATTGAAGGGTACGAAGGCGATTATCAAGTATCAAATTTAGGTAGGGTAAAATCCTTGCCAAAGAAATGCTGGAACGGTAAAGGATATTGGTTTAGAGATGGACGCATTTTAATACCCATAAAAAGCAAAAAGGGGTATTTGAATGTATGGTGCAGAAAGCGCATATTTAAAGTTCATCGCTTGGTCGCAAATGTTTTTATACCTAACCCGCAAAACCTACCACAAGTAAACCACATAGACGGTGATAAAACCAATAATTGCGTTGCCAATCTTGAATGGGTTACTGATGGTGAAAACTTACTACACGCATATAGGGTTCTTGGTAGAAAGCAAAAGACTGGCAAAAACCACCATAATTCACGAGCTGTTCTACAATTAAAAGACGGCAAAATTATAAATTCATTTGATAGTTTGAATGAAGCGGCACGCACAACTGGTGCGCACCATTCGGGCATTTCAATGTGTTGTAATGGGAAAATAAAGAAGCACAAGGGCTATCAATGGAGCTACAAAGAGGAGTGATTTCACTCCCCTATCTTTATGGCTTGTTTCTGCATTTCAGCTTTTCTCTTTTCTTCTTGTTCTTCTTTTATTTCTGAAATTTCTTCTTCGATGCGGTCAATATTTCCAGCAAACATTACCCCATGTCGTTGCGACCATACACCACCTGACACAGCTTTTACAGCTACATTAACTTTATCTTCTAAATTGTCAAGGCGATACGGAACAACTTCTGTACTAATATCTATCGTTTCAGATGCTTTGTTAAATTCAGATGGATTTATAGAACCTAAAGCAGAGACTATGAAGTTCACACGCCTTTGCAAGAACTCACCTATCACCTCGGCATGATTTTGAACTTGCAAATGTGTCGAAAGAAACACGTAATCGAAAGCCACTCCCGACAAAGCATTTCCAGCACCGCTCAACTTTTCAAAACTGATTTGCGGTGTATTCGTCATAGAATATGCTTTCTCAAAGAGGGTTTCTACCTCAAATTTTACGGTGTCATTTGCTTGGTTCCACGTCAGATACTGGGCATCCGCACCTTCACCTGTAAGTTTGACCATTCTATCCTTAACCTTACCCATGAAACCCTCTACATCACCAATTAGCTTCAATAGTGGGAAGAAATGGTAGTCTATACAATCAGCATAATTGGATAATAGTTTCTCCAACCGGACCCGGAAGGTCTTTATCTTCTTGCAATAAGGTTCAGGACGATAAGCATAGAGAACCGGTAGTTTTGGGAATCCATGAGCAAAAGGCGTTCTTTCTTCATACCCTTTAGACAAATCCCATTGATAAACCATTTTGTCCGTGATAGTCATAAAGCAGGTGATCTCCGAATCATCCATGAGCTTCTTTTTATACTCACGTGAGAAAGCAATCATTTTACCTTCATCGTTAAAGAACGGGTATAGCTTATCACCTCTGAATGGAGACCATAACACGCTTTTCAGTTTCTTGGTGGGCTTGACCTTGCCACCGAACGTAGTCTTAACTTTCTTCCAAAACTTTGCCCAAAACGAATCATCATCGGTAACATACCAATATTCTGCCGCTTCTTGTTCGGAGAGCCAGGCACGGACAATCTTCTTGTTTTGGTATTTGATTTTGTTGGATTTAAATACAGCCTTTACCGCATCCAGCAGCTTCTTTTCATCATCATCAGTCGGAATGCAATCCATAGACGGTTCTGTGCCGACCGTGAAAGCAGTTTGAATGTTCACTATATCTTGTTCCAATGGAATAGAAATACGGTTCACCGGTTCAGTCTTATACTTTGCTTCGATTTCATAAGTCTTACCAGTTTTTTCATCGAAAACTTTTTCGGATTCCTTATCAAGTACTTTTCTGTCCGGATACTTTTCTTTATCCACAATGATTTCGTGGCGTTCCGGATTCCAATCATCCCAAAGTTTGCAACGGTCGGGAAGTTCAGTCTTCCTACCTTTCTTCAGGTAGTTTATCTTCTGCCCGATGTCAGGCAATGCTAATATTTCTTCTAAATTCAATGGCATAGTTTATATTTTTAATGTGTGAATATTCCTGTTAAATCTTTCGGCTTCTGAATCTGACCAAGAAGCTCACCCAATACATAGTAACGTACAGCATCTATTCCGTGATTGTCATGGTCTTCCGGTTCGTTGATATAGTTCCCGTCCTTATCCTTTGCCCAAACATACTTTCTGAACTCGCTTTGCAAGTTGTACGAGCGTTTGGTTATATAAATCTCCATATCTTTCATTTTGTCAATTCCGGCATTGATAGAGCCTGCACCTTTCTCTACGGCATATATCTTGATTCCTCCGTTGTGTATCTCTTGAATCAAACGTGGATCTGCGCTGTCAGCAATGACTTTCAATCCCCACGGGCGAAGAGTCTTGATGATGTCAGAAGAAAGCAATCCAGTACGGTAATCCACTTCATCCAAGTAAAGGGCGTTATCAACGATACCACAACGAATGGAAGCAGACGGGTCATGCGTATAACCGAAGTCTTGCCCGAAAGCAATTTTCTTTGCCCAAGCCGGGAACTCGTCAACAATTCCCCACTTCTTGAACACAGCACCTTCTGCAACGTCAGCCCACCGGCCGATAACCACATGAGCATACTTTTCAGGATTACTCACCTTCATATCTTCCACCTCTTTCAGGAACTCAGGAGAAAGGTTATCCAAGTTATCAAAATACGTAGTATGGATATGGAGCACATTCGGATGAGTGGAAATCTGAACCTGCACACCGTCAATCTCTACCAGCTTGTGAGTTTTCTCAATGTATTTCTTGTAGATGAAGTGATTGGAATCGCATGGGTTCATTATAATGATAATCCGGTTCTGAATACCCTTCTTGCGAATGGAGAGCATTATCTTGTCGAACTCATCTTCGCTTGTCCACTCTTCCGCTTCATCGCAGACGAAAGTCGTAATGCCTTGAATGGATTTCAGTTTTGCTGTCTGGTTCCCGGAAGAAGTCTTGATACCCCGAAACATGATACGGCTCTTAGTCATCTTATTGACTATGTCCGTCTTTGTGGTCTTGAAATATTTCGTGGTACCGTCCAAATCTATCTTCTCCATCATTTCGGGGATGATAGACATACCGGCAGAAACCATCGTGTAACGGGTGTAAAGAATCTGATGCACAATCTTCTCTACAGGAGTCATTTCAAAAGTCAACCGCTCAATAAAAGTAGAAGCATTGAAAGACTTTCCGCTACCACGCCCACCGGTAATAAGAATTATAAATTTTTCCTTATCCTCGTATAATGGATGGTAAATTTCTTGGGGTACTATCATTTTAGCTTGTCTTTAATCCAGGAATCAATGTTGATGCCATGCTCTATGTCTGTTGGAATATCAGCGTCTTCATCCTGCTTGCGTTCAACCTTTCTCCAATCCTCATCATGGTGATACAGCCAAACAGACATTGCTTGCAAGTTTGGTGCCAACTCGCTTTCGCTAACTTGTAATTCATCTTCGCCCGTCAAATTCCCTTCTGAATCACG